CAGAAAATTTACATATACACAACAATCAAGTTATCGTTTAGATCACATTGGAACTATTGAGGTGGGTATAGGTAAGGTTGAATATGAAGGAACACTAGACGACTTATACAGAGATGATATCGATAAGTTTATTGAGTATAACTTGAATGATGTTAAGATTGTCAAAGCACTTGATGATAAATTTAAATTAATTGACCTTGCTCGCGCTGTATCACATTTAGGTAGGATACCTTATGAAGAGGTTTACTTTAGTTCTCGTTATATCGAGGGTGCTATGTTGGTTTACCTACGTAGTTTAAGTTTAGTTGCTCCGAGTAAATTACCAAATGCTAGCTACGATGGTTCAGAATCAAGATTTAGTGGAGCTTATGTTAAGAGTCCTGAGCCAGGTAGATATGATTGGGTTTTTGATTTAGATTTGACTTCCATGTATCCAAGTATTATTATGTCTTTGAATATGTCTCCTGAGACTAAAATAGGTAAGATAAATGGTTGGGATGCTGAAGAGTTTATCAAGGGTGTAACAAAAACTTATTCAGTTGAGAAGAATGGTAAGTTAGTTAGAAGATTTAGTAATGGCGAATTAAAGGATTTCTTTAATAAGAACAAAGTATCAATATCATCTAATGGTGTTATTTATGATTTAACCAATAAAGGTGTTATACCAGCTATCTTAGAAAAGTGGTTTAATGAAAGAGTTGAATATAAGAACTTAGCTAAAAAGTATGGTAAAGATGGGGATGATGAGTTAAGTGGTTATTTTGATAGAAGACAATTAGTACAGAAAATTTTATTAAACTCACTATATGGTGTATTGGGATTAACGGTATTTAGATTCTATGATATTGATAATGCTGAAGGAACTACCACTACAGGTGTAAAGTTAATTCAATTTACTGAAAAGGTCACTAACAGTTACTACAATAAACAATTAAAAACCGATAAAGACTATTGTATCTACACGGACACCGATTCAGTTTTCTATTCTGCTCTTCCACTTGTTAAAAACAGATTTCCATCAGCTGATGTTAAAGATGATAAGTTTATGACGACACAGATATTGGATATTGCTTCGGAGGTACAAGATTATATCAATAGTTCGTATAATTACTTTGCTAAGAACTTCTTAAACATAAAAGACGAACATAGGTTCGACATTAAACAAGAGGTTATTGCCAAGTCCGCATTTTGGGTTACCAAGAAAAGATATGGTCAATGGATTATTAACGATGGCGGAACGCCTTGTGAAAAACTTGATGTTAAGGGATTGGATATTGTAAGAAGTTCATTCCCACCATCATTCAGAGATTTCATGACAAAAGTTTTAAAGGCCATTCTTTTTAAGTTCCCAAAAGAAAAGATTGATGAGTTTATCTTGGACTTCAAAAAATCATTGGACGAAGAGTTAATAGATAATATTGCTCTACCTACTGGCGTCAAGGGATTGAAGAAGTATACTAAGAAGAAAGTAAAAGGTTTCACAGGTAAGTCTATGTTTACCGAGATGGAAAAGGGTGCTCCAGCAAACGTTAAAGCTTCTATAATTTACAATGACATGTTGAAGTTCTACAAGACAAACAATCACGAGCCAATAAGAAATTCTTCTAAGATACGTTGGGTTTACTTGAAAGCCAATCCATATAAGATTGATGCTATTGCTTTCAAAGGACATGATGATCCTAAAGAAGTGATGGACTTTATAACTAAGTACATAGATAGAGATAAGATATTCAATAAGGCTCTAAAGAAGAAGATTGAGTTGTTCTATCAGAGTATGAAATGGGATATGCCCGTTGATAAAAAAACTTCAATTGAAAGGTTTTTTTAACTTGACTTTAAAAAAAATAATTCGTATATTAACACATAATAGGAGTAGTAATAATGAATAAAATAACACTAAATACGTTTGTCCAAAAATATAATCTTGGTGGCAGTATAAATTCCGTCAAGTGGAGTTCAGATGGACAATCACTAGCTACGAGGTTTATTTCGCCAGATAAAAGTTTATTGGGTGAATTAACTCTAGCAAAACAATCTTTACCTGACTTTGAAGTTGGTGTGTATGATACACCATTATTGTCTAAGATGCTAGGTACTCTAGCTGATAGTATAGACTTCAAATTGGTAAAATCACCGAATGATGAATCCCAAGTCGTAGCATTTCATTTTACAGATTCAGTTATATCAGCTGATTATGTTTTGGCTGCTGTTGGTGTGATACCAGATGTACCCGACTTAAAGAATATACCTGAGTTCAATACGTTAGTTAACATAGACTCTCAGTTTATAAATTCTTTCATTAAGGGTAAGGGTGCTTTATCTGATGTTGAAACTTTTGCAATAAACCCTACAGATAATGGGGTTGAGTTTGTGATTGGATATTCAGATATGAACTCAAATCGTATCAGTATCAAAGTAAAGAGTGGTGCAGTTGAACTGAAAGACTCAATCGCTTTTAATGCTAATCTGTTTAGTCAAGTTTTGAGTGCTAATAAAGAGTGTTCAAAAGCAACTCTTCACATCTCAGACAAGGGTTTGGCGTTTATCGAGTTTAACGTTGATGATTTCAATGTTAAGTATTGGTTCGTCTCACAGCAGGTATAGTATGAGTTCACACGGATTATGGGTTGAGAAATACCGACCACAAGACTTATCGACATACGTTGGTAATGAAAATCTTAAAACAAAAGTAGAGAGGTTCTTAGATGATGGAAATGTCCCACATTTACTTCTATATGGCAGAGCTGGTGGTGGTAAAACCACACTTGCTAAAATTATTGTTAATCATGTTGAGTGTGATTATCTCTATATTAATGCTTCGGATGAAAGAAATATAGATTTAGTAAGGGATAAATTAAAGAGCTTTGCTTCTTCCGTTGGTTTCAAACCAATGAAAATTGTGATATTGGATGAGGCAGATTACCTAAACGTAAACTCTGCTCAACCGGCTCTTCGTAATCTAATGGAAACATTCTCTGCTCATTGTCGGTTTATCTTGACCTGTAATTACGTTGAGAAAATCATCGATCCTATACAGAGTCGGTGTCAGACTTATAAGATAATACCACCGAGTAAGAAAGAGGTTGCCGTTCATGTTAAGAATATCTTAGAGAAAGAGAACATATCTTTTGACTTGGATGATTTAGCACTAATTGTAACTGCTGGATATCCTGACATGAGAAAGGTAATTAATGAATTACAAAGAATGTCTATTGATGGTAAGTTGACTATTGATAAGGATGGTATGATTCATAATGAGTTTAAACTTCAATTTCTACAGTTATTACAGAGTAATTCAGACATTAGAACGATTCGTAAATTAATTGCGGATAGTGGGTTTAGTGATTATACTGAATTATTTAGATTTCTGTATGATGAGGTTGAGAACATAACAGGTGATAAGATACCCGATGTTATATCAGAAATATCAAAAGGTGCTTATCAAGATGTATTGGTAGTGGATAAGGAAATTAACTTTATTGCTACTGTATCAAGTATATTAGGGAAACTATAATGAGTACAAAGCCAATAAAACCAATACCAAAACGAAAAGTTCAAGTTGATTTAAAAAGTGCTGAAACTATGAAATGTAAAAAGTGTGATAATAAAATTTTCATAAAAGGGTACGTAATAAAGAAAATGTCAGCAATTCTATCACCAAGCGGAAAAGAAGTAATAGCACCGATACAAGTATTCAACTGTGGAAATTGTGGTGAATTATTACCAGTAGGTGGGGATTTGGATGAACTTATTTAGTTGGATTAATGAACTATTTGTTGGAAAGAGAGATTGGGATTCATTCTCTGATGAAGACAAGAAGAAGTTTAGTCCATTTATGGTAAATCGTTATCTAAGTATGGGTGATGATTTTTTACCGTTTGTTAATCACTTTCAAAAGTATACAATAGAAGTTATGCCACATAAATCGGTTTATCAGTTCTATTGTAATTTACTACCAAAGAAAAAGACTTACTTGAAGTATTTGAGTGGTAAGAAAGAAAAGACAAACGAACTGGTAGTTCCATTCATAATGAAGTATTTCGAGGTAAGTAAATACCAAGCATCAGAGTATTATAGTTTGATGCAAAAAGATAATCTGATATCTTTATTAAAGAAGTTTGGAAAATCAGATAAAGAAATAAAGAAGATGAAAATCAAATGAGTAAATTATGGATGGCATTAGGAATATCATTGATAGGTCATATATGGGCTTGGTTTCATATGCAAGGTCAATTCAAGTATGAATGGGCTAAAAGTTTATGGTGGGTTGTACTTGGTGGTATACCGATTAGTATTTCCTTTTGGTATGGTACTAAATGGTATTATGAGTATTTTCAAAACTATTGGTATGTCAGACCTATTGGATTTGGAATGGCTACTATTGTATTTACTATAATGACTTATTTAATTTTACACGAAATACCTGATACAAGAACATTAATTAGTTTAGCTTTATCAGTTGTTATTATTTTTATACAATTGTCACATTTAATCATAAAATAGAGGAATATATGAATATAAAAGAAACAGAATTAAAAACATCAAAGGTATCAAGTGATATTGTAGCACAGATGGAAAAGGAATGGCCGTTGATGACATCGGAGTTTAAGAAGATTCAGAGGGAACAATACGAATTGTTTTTACATAAACAACATGATTATGGTCCAGGTAATATATCAGTTGGTTCACCATTATTAACAGAAGAGGATATAAAACTATCTCTTACTGGCTTATGGTTTAGGATGAATGATAAGATACAAAGACTAAAGACTTTATTGATGAGTAAC